CTTGACAGGACTCGATTTAGGACGTATAATAACAGAAATGGAAGTGGAAGATCCGTTTTCGGTTCAAGGAGTATTAGATACTTCAGCTTGGGCTAGAACAGGAACGACTGGTCCTACTGTTGGTGAAACTTTACAGCAACTAGGACATAAACTGCGTAGAGCAGATAAAAACAGAATACAAGGTAAAATTCAAATTCATGAGTACTTAAGAGTTCAGAATAGTGGGAGTCGACCTAAATTACAAATTTTTAACACTTGTCCTAACTTGATTCGAGAACTACAAAGCATTCCTCTGAGTAAGACTAAACCTGAAGACGTAGACACGAATGCATCTGATCATGCATACGATGCTCTACGTTATCTTATTATGAGCAGACCAAGAATTAATGATCCTTTACAGCGCATAAGAGAATTAAAAAGAGAATCTATCTACAAACCTGTAGATCCAGATTTTGGATATTAAAATATGGCAGAAAACGACAATACATTTATAGACAACGCAGATAATCTTTTCTTTGAAGATATTGAAGGAGAGCAAGGAAAGAAACTTGTTCTTGAAGAAGATCAAAAATTAAACTTAGTAGGAATTATACAAGGTCGTTTTTCAGATGCAGAAACTGCTCGTATTCCTCATGAACATCGTTGGCTAACTGCTTATAGAAACTACAGAGGTTTGTACGACAAAAACGTAAAGTTTAGAGAGTCTGAAAAATCTAAAGTCTTTGTAAAAATTACTAAAACAAAAGTACTTGCATCTTTTGGACAACTTGTAGATGTTATTTTTGGAACAGGTAAGTTTCCTATAGGTGTCAGAGAAACCAAGATGCCTGAAGGAGCTTCTGAATTTGCACACCTAGACACACAAAATCCAACTCCCGGAATTGAAACAAGCATCCCACAAGAAGAAGAAATAATAGATAATCCTTTTGATGTAGGCTTTGAAGGAGACGGTAAAACTTTAAAGCCCGGAGCCACATTTAGCAATGGTAAGTTTATATTAGAAGAAGCAGCAAGTGAA